TGTTGGCTTGCCCGGATACAGCATGATTATGGGTCTGGCGCAGGGTATGCGTGATGCGCTACGTCCGCCTGAGGGTGATGACTGGGACGAGGACGACGATGGTAACCCCCTTGGCAAGCGCGACCTCAAGCTGTGGTTTACTGAGACCTTCATCCCGGAGTACTTCGGGGATGGCAGCAGCCTAGCTAAAGCTATGAACCTTTCAGAAGAACAGGCTCAACTACTCCAGCGCATGGTTAAGATGGGGCCCGTGTCTGCTATTTCTGGTTTGGATATCGGCTCTTCGACATCTCTGGACTTCAGCGCCCTGTTCTTCCGCGACGACGAGAAGGTTGAGAACTCCAAGGACGCCTTCCAGCAGTTTATGTTTAGCCATGCCTTCGGCGCATTGGGTAGTATGGGGTCGCAGATGTTTTCCGCATACGACGACTTCGAGAAGGGGCAGTTCAACCGGGGTGTGGAGAAGATGCTACCGGCGTTCTTCCGTGGTGGTGCCAAGGCTCTGCGTTTTGCGTCAGAAGGAAATCTCACACCCACCGGTTCGGAAGTTAAGAACGCTGAATGGTATACTACGGGCAGACTGCTCGCTCAGACTGCTGGTTTTGGTAGTACCGAAGTGACCGAAATTCAGAAGGCAAATTTCCTCGCCAAGAAGCTCGTGGGCGATATTGAACTTGCACGTACCAAGTTGCTTCAGAGACTAGACCTGATGAGCCAGCGGGTCGATAATAACCCAACAGATGCGAACGAAGCTGCTCTGGACGAAGTTTACGATATGATCGATGAATACAACGACAAGAACTACATACTGCCCATAACCGGCGAAACCATTAGTAGTTCCTTGGCGGGTAAGGCAGAAAACCGCGCGGCGAGTATGAGTGGTCTATCTGTAGATAAGAAGTTCGCTCCGTACGTCGCGGATATTATCGAGAAATCCCGCAGCGACGAATAAAAAAGACCCCCGCTAGTTTCCCAGCGGGGGTCAGTCAGACCAACACCAACTACTGAGAGGAGCAACTCTCGCGGTAAAACTACCCTACATCCGCCAGACGCGCAACCCTCTTATACCTTCTATGATAACCACTTTCGTAATCACCGTTAACCTTAGGCGTTTCGTAGTGCGAAACACTTCCTGCTTGGCACGGACGGGGTCTAGGCAAGGGATGAAGAACGAGTAACCCCGCCTAAACGCCTTCCAGTTGATGTCGTAATTAACCTTCTCCACCTGCATCGGAGGGGTGTGCCTGTGCAAAAGCTTCTATGTTGAGGAACTCGCCGTGGGTAGTATTGAGCACCATACAATACGTAGGCGGCGTTACCAGCTGCATACCCTTTGATAGGCGTTTATTCTCCATCCCAAGTAGGATGCCCTTATCCTTAAGTTCCTTGAGCGTGTCCTTGTAGTTGATCTGGTACTTCACGCAGTCAGACTTAAACGGCTTCATGGCGATGTACATCTTCTTAGTATCCGGTTCTACGCGGATCATAAGTTCGCCCCTAGGCTCCTGTGACGGGGCGTTTTCAAACCCAGACCTGCCATCGGCCTCGTTCTTTACAGAAATATAGTTCTGTACGTGCCTGTTCAGGAACTCCGCAATAGTGGACACGACGTTAGTCACTGGCGGCGCAACATCGCCCCGTATGTCCTTCAGCGTATCAGTAGCCCACTTATAGATAGCCTTCATATCCCAGTCGATCAGACCAAGTTTGAAGGCAATACGACCACCAGTAATGTTAGCAGCCAGAGCAGCCGACCAGATACGTTCGCGCTGTGTCAGCTTGAGTTCCCGGTCAATCTTGGCTTGAGTAGCTAGGGCACTTGCCTTGGCCTCTTCTAGGTTGTTGACCAGCCAGTTGGCGTAGATGTCACCGGCATGGCCGTAGTTTTCCATAAGCTGATGGTCAAACATCTCCTTGGCTAGCGCCGTGTCGATAGCATCAGAGTAGTCAATCTTGTACTCCATGAGGCGCATCATCTCGCCGTCTGGGCTGTTCTTCAGCGTGAGTAACTTCTCGTAGAAGGAGGAGTTGGAGCTACAAACTGATATGCAGTTCCACGAAGTCAGGTTAGCCCGCAACTCGTTAGCGGACTGCTTAACCCGGTCCTTACCGCGCCCCTGCGACATGCAATAAGCCAGTTCAGAGAACTCCTTAGGTTCTGTGTTGGTCATCTCGTCCACCGAGAAGGGCAACGTGTTCATGACCCCAAGACGCATAACCTTAGCGTTCAAAGTATCCGCCTTAACCGCACAAAGCATCTTTGGGTGACCGTAGACGCTGTTGCACATATGCAGGGCGGTAGTCTTACCTGTGCCCGAGGAGGAGTTGATAAGGTTGATGATAACACCGCTCTGACCCAAGAACTTGAGCAGCGGAGAACCAAAGGCAGACAACGCTGCAAACGCATTGGGTTCCAGACCGGGCCTACCGTACAACGCGAAGACCTCTTTCCACTTCTCCAAGCTACCCGTGGGGGTCATGTGGGCTGCTATGTTCCTAGTAACCGAAGATGGCGGGCTGTGGTACGTACCCTCTATGCCAATCTCCCTATCACCGATAATAAACTTGCTGTCTCTATCGGCCCAACCAAATTGAAGTCTCATTTGTTCTGCTTTCCCTTTGTATCTGATTTCACTTACAGCTGCGATTACATAGTCAATTACTCTGTTGAACTGCTTAGCGCCGCACATCACACCACGTGAGGCCAGTATGCCGCGCAGTTCTTCCTTCTTCGTTACGATGTTGTTAGATACGACAAACTCTCTAACCCCGTCGCACGGCATATGCAGTTTCATAACCACTACATCGCCCTCTACTGGGTCCACCATACGCTTCACTACATACAGGTCGTCTGGATAGATAACCTGTAGTTCACCTTCATCATCAGGTGGCATGTAGTAGACGCCACCGTTCTTGCCTCTTGAGTATGAGCTCGGGTACTTAGGTATCTTATGTACCGTGGATGCCGCGCCTTCTTCCTCAGGCTCCTCGGTTACTACGTTGTCTTCCTCTGTAGCTTCGAGGATTTCCTTGCCCAGCACGATGGGGCTCTTGATCTTGCCCTTGAACGGACAGCCTTCGCAGCCACCGGGGTTATTGCGTTCAAACACGTCGCAGGTATGTGGACCCTTGATGTGCTGTATCTTCTGCTCGGTAGCTGCGGGGTCGTAGTCTGCGTACCCCTCGGACAGCTTATGTATGGACTTGTCCCGGTCTACGCAGAACTTGGCTATGGACAGGGCGTTGAACCAGCGGACCTCGGACAAGGTGGCCCGGTTCTCGAAGCAGTCAAGCAGCTGCTGGCACCCATTACCCTTGGTGCTACGCAGCATGATCTTGCCAAACACCGATATGGTATTGTCCATCATGGACTTGGCAAGTTCGCTCAGCTCCCGCTTCGGCGGCGCTGCGGGCTTCTCTTTGACACCTAGCAGACTACGGAACGCTTCGAAGTCAACGGGCCCAGCGTCCCCTATGATAGTAACCTCTGTCGCCGGGTCGTCCTTGAAGTTCAATGTGCCGGGGATACGCAGCACGCGAGCCACTTCGAAGACTGCTGGGTCAACGTATAGTTCGTGGATATTGCAGAGCTCCCGTAGCCGGTCAGCCACAGGCTCCCACTGCTCACGGGTAACTTCCTCCGTGAGCGGCCAGTATACGTGCAGACCGCGCCCCGAATTGACGAGGACCGGCTTGGGTACCCCGACCAGCTTACAGAACCGCTTTAGTTCCGCTACCCCCGTAGCCTGATCGAGGTACCCACTCGGCCTCCCCGTCTTTTCATTAACCTCGGCTTTGCTTTCCCCGCAGTCGATATCCAGCCAGAACGCCTTGATGGCCTTGACGTTATCCTTGGTGCGGCCTTCGTCTGTCTCGTACTTGGCAACGCCGAAGAATACGTTCCTACCCTGTGCCATGTAGTCGGTGGCTAGCTGGTCTACCTCTTCGCGGGTAGCTACAAGCTTTTGGCGTACGTCACCCTTCCCCTTGATACCAAGCACAGCGAACCACCCCTCGGTGGGCTGCACGGCAGTAAGGAGATCAAATTCGGACATGGGTGCTCATTCGGAAGTTTGCACTTCCGGCCACTAAGGGGTTTGTTAGGCGTTGTTATTTGGAGGCGGTGATGGTGGTGTAGTAGGCCAGAACTTGACGACCTACCGTAGGCTTGGGGCTGTGAGTCCCGCAAAACCAGTTGTAGATCGTCTGCCTGCTGACGCCCAGCTTGGTGGCGACTAGGGACACAGGGACGTTGTTTTTCATACAAGCCCTACCCAGTCGCACACCAAGCAGCCGCACGTCTGCCTTCTTATTTAACTCTATCAGCCTCGCACTATAGCCATAAATCATGGTTAATCGTCTTTGCCCCAAGCATCGACAATGTCAGACATGACCTTCTTGGCTACCGGTGCGGCCTCCTGCTTCTTGGCAGCACGCTTCGTGGGTTCAACCGGGGCGTCCAGTTCAACTTCGTCTTCAGGTTCCGCACTACGGACAGCCTTGGGGGCGGGCTTAACTTCCACAGCAGGGGGCTGCTTCTTAACGCCGTCCGTCTGAGCCACCGTAATCGTCGTGTACCGCTTGGTCTCTGGCTTAGCCTGAGCAGCCTTGACCACTGTGTACTCTTCGTCTGTGACGCCGCGCAGGGGGGTGAACACCAGCTCCATAGTATCAGCGTTAGAGTCGAAGCTAATAGTGGTAACCACGGCATCAGGGCTTTCGCCGTTAAGCAGCAGGTACTTCACGTAGCTCTCGAACGGATGCACGTTACCCGTGCCCTTACCGAACAAAGACTTGGCCGGGACGTTGAACTGGTACACATCGCCAGACGGATCATCAGCCAGCAAAACCGAGATGCGGCGCTGGAACCGGCAAGCGCGACTACCGTTGTCACCCGAACCCTTGATGTTCATGGAGCAGTCGGCACAGTTGCTATGTTGCTTGTTGGCCGCAGCTGCTTCCGGCCTGTCACCGAGATTAGACCAGCAGTCAGGCAGGGTCGCTTCCTTGTTGGGGTCGAACTTCTCTGCGTAGTAGATGCGTGAGACCTTGGGCAGCGAGTGGATAATGATGACGTTGATCTCACCACGCACAGCGTTACCAACCTGCTCACCGTTGATGATGCGCTTGAAGGTGCCGTTGGTATTGGTCTGGATGCGGCGGCTAGTCGTGCCGCCTGTGGAAAGGGACTTGGCAAAATCGCTGAGCTCGCGTGCGCCCGTCGAAACGACAGCGTCCTTGCTCTTGAAGATGGTTACGTTAGTCATGTTGTTTCCTTACTTATTCGTGGGTTTGCGGACTTGGATAACGAACTTGCGATCTGCCTGAAGTCCGATAGGCAGAGTGTCCGGGTTTTCTTCTAGGAACTGCTTCATGTTCCCGTTGTGGATACGCTGCTCCAGAAGGAACGGCGCTTGGTTATCAAGAATAAACTGGTGCATGTGAGCCCAGTCACTAGTCCAGTAGCGCGACTGTACGCGCCGGGAAACAGTGCCCGCAGGGGTCTTGATGCTATCCAAGTTCTGTTCGTTACAGATACCCAGCAGGTGCTGGCTGACGATGTCGTATTCTTCCTTGATCTTTTCGAGCTCCGACTTGTGGCGCTCCTCAGTCTCTTCGATCCGGTTACGGATTTTGATGTAGATACCAACCATCTCTTCGATGGTCTTCGCTGTATTCTGGGTCTCAATAGTGTCGGTCACGGTTGCTCCTGTTTTGTTTCTTTGCACTGCCACTTCACAACTACCTTGGACTTCTCGATCCAGTAACGGCATGTGCGCATGTGGAGCAGCTTCCACAACTGTCCACACCGTGTACAGATAAAGACAGTCTTTGACATAGTCAAGCGGTATCGGAGAGTTCTTGGTGGTAAAGGTCGATTATCTTTTCGTGGTTGTTGATGTTGCTTTGTAACATGCTGTACAGGCGGCTTTCAATCTCGCTGCCCTTAATATGCACGATGGTCATGGGGTTGTGCTGGCCGGGGCGGTTGATGCGGGCGTTTGCCTGCAAGTAGGTCTCAACAGAAGTCACCGGGGCATACCAGATGATGGTGTTCGCCGCCGTTAACGTCAATCCGTGGGATGCGGCCTGTGGCTGGATGATAAGCACGTAGGGGTCTGGGTTGTTCTGGAACCGCGTAACTATGTCGCTACGCTTGTTTACCGAGACCTTGCCGTTGATAACGTCGTTGCTGATACCGTGCTTGTCGAGCGTAGCCTTGAGCAGCTCTATAGTGTGTGTGAAGGGCACGAACACCAACACCTTGTGGCTAGACTCCTCGATCACCTCAAGGACAGCGTTCAGGCGGTTGCTAACGTCGAACTCAAGGACCTCGCCAGTATCCGTGTAGACCGCACCACCGCTAATCTGTAGTAGTTTGTTTATGTTAGTGGCTGCGTTGACAGCGGTAATGGACTCGCCATCGGCTACCATAGTCATCTTATCCTTAAGCAGGCTGTAGTACTTGGCTTGCTGCGAGGTAAGCGGCGCTTCGCGCTCTACGTGGGTGACGGGTGGCAGGTCTAGGCACTGGCTACGTTCAAACCGGATAGCGGGCTGGAGCACCTGATGTACCGTATCTTGTGATCCCGGCTTGGCGACCCACTTGAACTGGGTGACCTTGTACATAACCTGATCCCGGAACTGGCCGTAGTACTTGGGCGTATTGTCTGAGTTCACCAGCTTGGCTAGGCCGTAGGCATCCAGTGGAGACTGCGCCGCTGGCGTACCAGTAAGCATCCATAGCCCCTTAGCTGCGGCGGCTACGTCGCGCAGCACCTTCCAGCGGTTGGTCATGGGGTTCTTGTAGGCGTTAGCCTCGTCCACCACGATCAGGTCGAAGCCACCCTTGATGATCTCGTCCTTGACCACGGCAAGCCCGTCGAAGTTGATGACGACGAACTCAGAGCCAGCCGCGATGATCTTCTTGCGCTGCTTGGCGTCCCCGTGGGCTACCGAACAACTGCGGTGCATGGCGAACTTGAACATGTCCTGCTGCCATGCCGACTTCATGATGGACAGGGGGCAGATTATAAGGACCCGCTTGATCCTGCCCAGCTTCATTAGGTAGTCAGCGGCCCAGATAACAGATGCAGTCTTACCTGTACCCTGCTCGTTGAAGCAGAAGGCCTTGGGGTGCAGGGTCAGAAACCCAGACGTAATCTTCTGGTGCTCATACGGAGTTAGCTTCCCCGTCCACTTATAGTCGCGGCTAATTGGGGAGGGCACACCTTCTAGCTTCAACTTGGCTAGGGTCTGCGCCTCGTCTAG